GGAAAGCCCCTCCCAGGTTCTATATGGCAAACACCGAAGAACTTTCAGGGCAAGAGAAAACACCTGCTGACGACCGTGTCGTTTACGAACTCAACAACCGCTGGGACGACATCCACTGGGATGAATCTCGCGACGGATATGATGACTTTGACGACTACGAAGACGGCTACAGGTATACAACCATCAAGACGACCAGAATGAACTACAAGATCAGGATGGATCCTAAGACAAAAAGAGTCGACTATTATACAGACAGGCCCCAATCTGAAAAGATGGGAAAAGTTACTGACTTGGAAATGAGAAACTTACTATCAGGCTTTTATATGACTGGTTCAGTTGAGACAAAAGGAAAACGATACCGCGTGTATTATTTCTTTGCCGAAGACACTGATGCCATCTATTGCCAGAAAGAGTTCGAATTACCTCAGACTTACTACATCGAACAACTCACCCAGAATCCTATACTCAAGGCTGGAGCTGATGTTATGATGCAGAATCTAGTTTGTTTCAATGGTCCCAGATCCATTAGCTATGCCACAATGCTCACTTCTCAGATAGGAGTAGTACCTAGGCACACAGCATTGGACCGCGCTGGAAATCCTTCTAACGGAAAAGTTAGATACAAGCTCAATGGTGTTGAGGATGAACGAGATGCGAAAATCATCTATTCCACAGCCGACAAAGAGCTAGTTTTCTTCCAACTTTACTCAGGAGCAAACCCAGCTACAGGACCTTTCAAGGATATCACTTCCAAGCTAAGAGGTATTGATACGCTAGCAACTGCCACCTCAGTTACAGGCCTCATTCCTCACGCTACTGGACACCATCTTCCTTCTGGCCCCCTAAAGATTGAGACAACAATAAAGGACCTCTTTACAAATTCTGAACTCAAGGCATGGAGGATGAACGCAGCTTACATGTACTATGGAACTGCTGAAATCCCCTATGTCAGTGGATCCTGTGGAACTCCCTACTTCACTACCATCAACGGACAACTTGTCCTAGTGGGAGTTCACACAGTCCAGAGAGTTCATTCCATGCAAGTAGGCGCAGCAATCGTTTGCTCAGAAGCCTTCAATGAAATGGTCCTCCACCTCAGACAAAACAGAGACAAAGTTCAAGGGATGGTTATCCCAGAAAACTTCATACATCAACCACAATTTGAACCCGAAATAGGAGACTACGAAGACGTCTATCCTACATACATGCCAACACGAATCGTTAGCATGATAAAAGCTGTGACACCCCAGGACCTCCAACCACATGGGCCTGGCCTAGTCACAGTGGGTCATATCAATGCTCATCCTTCCGATACAAAGAGCAAGAAATTCAAAATTGACGCAACGTGTGGTGAAGTCTTTCCATCAACGAAAGTTCCCACACTTACAGAAGAGGAGATTCTATCACAAATGCCAGAAAAGATCCTCCCAGACGCTAATGGAAACCTCCATGTTGGTTATACAAGATTAGCAGCCGCCAACAAAAACGTAGGTAACCCCGATCTACTCCATGAATGTATGCAAGCTGGTTCTGAACTAGCTCGACACATGATTGAAGAATTCGGAATAGGGCCTATCAACCCCTGGACCATAGAAGAAGCTGTCTCCGGAACCACCCTCTGCAATCCCATCAACAGAGAATCTTCCAACGGCAGTCTCATCGACATCATTTGTAAGGTCCGTGGCAAAGCAGCTGTTATTGACTATGACGATACAACCAGAAAAGTCATATACAGAAACAAGATAGTCAAAGAATGGCTCGAACAACAATGGGAAATGGCTGGCGACGGCGTAAGGTTTCACATACCTGTCGACGTAGGCCTAAAATCAGAAACTCTACCTCCTGAGAAACTCCACAAGAAAAGGGTTTTCGCCAAGATGGACACTGTGAGTGTTCTGAACCAAAAACGTCTTTTTGCTCCCGTTCAATCAGCTTTAAATTTGGGAACAAGACATTCTAGGTTCACCCTCACATTTGACCCTCTCACCGAAGCCGATGAATTTGTCAAGGGGTTTAAACAACCAGGAAGAAAGTTTGCAGCCTTCGACTCATCCAGTTTTGATTTCACAGTCACACCGCAAATCCTTCAAGGAGTTGCTGAGTTCATGAAAGAATTCTACAAGAATGGAAAGAACCAGATTCCAGAGAAGACTCTCAAGCGCCTCTCTGTTTTTATACAGAACGCTGGAGCTGCCTCACTCATCTACAATGGAACTCTAATGAAGAAAAGAGGAGGAGTTGTTAGTGGGATGTCTCAAACGTCCCTAATCGACTCCATCGCTGTTCTCATCATTCTGAAAGTCACCATGAACCACCTCTTCGAAGGAATGTCAACATCCCAGTTTATGGAAAATGTCATATCACGCCATGGAGGAGACGATTTGGTCATAGCAGTGACCCCATCAATTTACAAAGAAGTCTCCGTCAAGGAAATCACTGACAAAATCCACGAATTGTTTGCAATGACATTCACCCTCGATGTGAAAGACGACGAAATCACTATACAGACACCCTGGCTGGAATTCTCAGAATGCTCCTTCCTCTCCAGAACTTTCCTACCTCTCGACATCCATCCCAATGTTTATATCTCTAAGATTAAAGAAGCATCGATTGGAAGTACCCTCAATTGGACTCATACAGGTATCATTTCTGAGCAAAAGACTCAACTTGAACAAGCGT